AAGATCACAGCTGATGATATAACTAGAGCAAAATCAAATGCAACTACAACTGCGACAGACGAAGCAGATAGTTCAGTAACAGCATCTTTTGAAGAAGGTAAAAATTATATACCAATGCCTTCAACTGTATTAACTGTATCTAATATATTTGCTTTTGATAATGCGGCTACAAACAATATGTTTGATATTAAATATCAAATGAGATTAAATGATCTTTATGATTTCTCATCAACTTCCATGATACATTACGAAATGACAATGCAACACCTAGATTATCTATCACACTTATTAGTAGGTGAAGTACCAATAAGATTTTCTGAACATCAAAGAAGATTATATCTTGATATGGATTGGGATGGCGATGTATCTGAAAACGATTACTTAATTATAGAGTGTTACAGAAAAATAGACCCAGATGTTTCTACAGATGTTTACAACAACATGTATTTAAAAAGATATGCAACTGCATTAATTAAAAAACAATGGGGTGCTAATTTAAGTAAATTTCAAAACGTTCAATTACTAGGCGGAGTAACTATGAATGGTGAACAAATATACCAACAAGCTGTAGAAGAACAAGAAAAGATAGAACAATTTATTGACAACCATCAGTACCCTGATATGATTATGAAAGGTTAAAGATGGCGACTAATAGTTTATTCAAAACTTCTGGTCTTGCGGCAACGACTAGTGAACAAAATCTATATGCAGATCTTGTAAAAGAAGCAATACAGATTCATGGTCATGATGTAAACTATATTGACAGAACGTTAGCCGCTAAAGATGATATCTTTGGTGAAGACTCCTTATCAACTTACAGTAAACAACAAACAATAGAAATGTATGTTGAAGATGCTGAAGGTGGATATCAAGGAGAGAAAGAATTAATTCAACAATTTGGTTTAGAAAATAGAAACGAAATAACCTTTGTTGTACATAGGACAAGATTTGATGACGTTGTTCATCAAATAGATTTAGAGTCAGGTACAGATACAACTTCAGGCTCTATTTTATTAGAGTCTGGTACTTTAAAAGATAAACAAGGCACTACTAGAATACAGTATGCAACTTTTGATAGTGGATATATTAGATCAGAAGAAGCGACTTTAAGTACATATGCAAGTAGACCTAAAGAAGGTGATTTAGTATTTCACCCTGTATTAAAAAAATTATTTGAAGTATCTTTTGTAGATCATGATGAACCATTTCATCAATTAGATAATAATCCTGTTTATAAATTAAGATGTAAACAGTTTGAATATTCAAGCGAAGTTTTAGATACTGGTGTTACAGATGTTGACGCAATTGAAGACGCATTAACAAGTGATAGTTTAGGACACCAATTTACTTTAGAAGCAACTTCTGCTTACAATGAAAGTATTGCGTTAGAGTTCTTTACAAATGGAACATATACAGACTCAGTACTAATGGAAGATAACGACACACTAGTTCACGAAGATGACGAAAGATCTATCGGCACAAACATACTTCTTGAAAATCCTGCTGATAGTGGAGTGGATAGTTATATATTACAAGAGACATATATAATAGGAGATATGTCAACTGATAAGACAGCTCAAAACGAGTTGTTTGAAGAACAAGACGACACAATTCTAGACTTTACCGAAAGTAATCCTTTTGGTGATGCTGGACAGAAAGGTTAACAATGTTAGGACAACAATTTTACCACGAAACAATTAGAAGAATGGTTGTGACATTCGGTACAATATTTAATAACATTCATCTAGTTAGAAAAGATAACAATGGTAATGTTGTACAAAAAATGAAAGTGCCGTTGGCATATGGCCCACAACAAAAATTTATTAGACGATTAGATCAAGACGCAAGTTTAGATTCTAAAGTTGCAATTACTTTGCCACGTTTAGGATTTGAAATACAAAACTTAGCATATGATCCTGCTAGAAAATTAAATAGAGTACAAAAATTTAAGAAGACTAAAAATGCTACAACTAAACAAGTTGATAGTCAATTTATGCCTGTACCATATAATTTAGATTTTGAATTATATGCAATGGCAAAACAGTCGGATGACGCTCTACAAATTATTGAGCAGATAGTTCCTTATTTCCAACCTGATTATACAGTAACAATAAACGATATGTCAGACATGGGAATAAAAAGGGATGTACCTATTATTCTTAATTCAATTAATTACGAAGATAGTTACAGAGGTGACTTTAACGAAAGAAGAGCAATTATCTATACATTAAACTTTACTTGTAAATTTTACTTGTATGGTCCTGTTACTTCTGATAAAGTTATTAAACAAGTTCAAGTGGATCAATATACAGATTTACCTGTTAATGCTCCAGCAAGAGAACAAAGGTATACAGTTACACCATCACCTTCAACTGCAACCGCAGCTGATGTTGACTCAGATGATTTTGGTTTTAATGAAACAACTAGTTTCTTCCAAGACGCAAAATCTTTTGATTCTGAATCTGGTGAAGACGAAAACGTTTAATAACTAAACATTTTTTTTGTTATGTTAGATTGTAGTAAAGAGATAAACTTAGATATTACTTATAGATGTACATTACAATGTAAAGGTTGTAATAGACAAGACGAAGATTATACTATCGTCAAACAAGAAATGTGCATGGATGAGTTCCTAAAAGTTCTTGATGAGTATGATAAGATTATGTTCTGTGGTGGTCAATCAGATCCAATATTTCACACACAATTTATAGACTTTCTAAAAATCTGTTACGAAAGAAATAAGTTAGCAATAGTTCACACAGCCGCAAGTCATAAGAAAAAAGAATGGTATGAAAAAGCGTTTGACGCCAATCCCAAAGCACAATGGAAGTTTGGAATAGATGGTCTACCTAAAGATAGTCACAAATACAGAATAAATCAAGATGGTCAAAAGTTATTTGATATGATGTTGATGGCACACAAAAAAGGATTGGATGTTGAATGGCAATATATTATTTTTGATTATAATGAAGACACACAATTAGACGCATACAAACTAGCAAAAGATAATGGTATAAGATTACAATTACTAGAAACTAATACAGACGTTGATGGTAATAATATTAAATTAAATTATAATTTAACAAGCGAAGTTGTTCCAAGATGTTTAAATAAAACAACTCCAATGTATTATGCAGCTGGAGGTCACATACTACCTTGTTGTTGGTTAGATTCTCATAAAGAAGAAGTAAAAGAATTATATGATCCTACACTAACACTAAATAAAAATAGCATAAAAGAAATAATTAATTCTAATATATGGAAAGAGTTTAATAATAAAATTAAAACCGATCCATATACAATATGTCGTAAAAGATGTGGAATAAATCATAGTCAACAAGACGCAAAAATGAAAAGGACTTTTTTAAATGCGAAATAAAGAAGATGTGGATAAAATAATAGAAGATGCTTTAGGTGTTGTAGATAATACACCAAGAGTTCCTACAGTAAAAAAAGAAGAACCAATAGTTCCTGTGCCGAAAGAAGGTGATGATATTGATAAAGATTATGTTTATCAAAGAGATAATTTTTACAAGTTAATTGAAAAAGGACAAACGGCAGTTCAAGGTATTCTTGATCTTGCTCAAGAGTCAGATCATCCACGTGCATATGAAGTTGCTGGTAATATGATTAAGAATGTTGCAGACGTTACTGAAAAGTTAGCATTACTACAAGAGAAAATGAAAAAATTAAAAGAAGTGCCTGGTAAAGCTCCTAAGAATGTAACAAATGCTTTGTTTGTCGGATCTACTGCCGAGTTACAAAAAATGTTGAAAAAGAAAAAGGATGATTAATTATAAAGTAAATAGATTTAAAGAAGTAGATATAGATCTTACAAATAAGTGTACACTAAAATGTTCAATGTGTGCAAGACAATCGTTTGAACATCCTAATCAAATACCTGGTGGGGATGCCTCTATAGAAGACTTACAAAAAATTTTAGATTATTTTGATACGGTATATCTTTGTGGTACTTATGGCGATCCTATATTCAGTCCTAACTTTATACCGTTTTTAAAAATGTGTCATGAACAAAACAAACAAGTTCAAGTACACACAGCTGCGTCACATAAACCTATGCGTTTTTATGAAGAGGCATTTGAAGCAAATCCTAACGCAGTATGGTACTTTGGTCTAGACGGATTACCATATCAAAGTTTTGCATACAGAGTTAATCAAGATGGCGAGTATATATTTGATGTTATGTTAAAAGCAAGAGACATGGGTGTTAAAGTAGTATGGCAGTATCTAGTATTTAAATACAATGAAGATAAGATTGATCTTGCAAAAAGACTAGCATACAAACATCAATTTGATATTGAGATACATCACACATCAAGACATGGTGATAAACCACATCTTAAACCAACAATAGAAAAAGTTGTAGAAGATACAGAAAAAAAAGTATTTGTACCTAAGTGTTTAACAGAAGGTCAAAGGAAAGTTCCTTACTTAGCCGCAACAGGTCAGATGTATCCTTGTTGTTGGTTAGATCACAATCAAACAAAAGACCCTGAGTATTCAACATTACAAGATGAACGTCTAAATATAAAACACAATACAGTAGAAGAAATTATTAAAAGTGATACATGGCAAACTTTCTATGATAATTTATTTACTGATAAGTGTCCTAGTTATTGTAAAAAGAAATGTACAACTAGTTTACGTAATCCTACAAGAGTGGTAGAAACATGAAACAAGATGAACATTATTTAGGTAATCCCTTACTAAAAAAAGCAAATCAACCTATTGAGTGGACAGAGGAACAAGTCCTAGAATATCAAAAGTGTATGAGTGATCCTAATTATTTTATATCAAACTATATTAAGATTGTATCACTAGATAAAGGATTGATAGATTTTAAAATGTATTCTTTTCAAGAGAAAATGTTAGAAACGTTTCATAAAGAAAGATTTACTATTTGCAAACTTCCTAGACAGTCAGGTAAATCTACTATCATGGTATCTTACTTATTGCATTATGCATTATTTAATCCTAACGTTAATATTGCTATTTTAGCAAACAAGGCTTCTACTGCAAGAGATTTATTAGGAAGATTACAACTTGCATATGAAAACTTACCTAAGTGGTTACAACAAGGTGTTCTATCATGGAACAAAGGATCACTTGAATTAGAAAACGGAAGTAGAATACTTGCGGCCTCAACTTCTGCGTCAGCAGTTCGGGGTAGTTCATTTAACATTATATTCTTAGACGAGTTTGCTTTCGTACCATCTACTATTGGTGAACAATTTTTTAGTTCAGTTTATCCTACAATATCTTCTGGTAAGTCAACAAAAGTAATTATTGTATCTACACCTATGGGTATGAACATGTTCTATAAATTATGGAATGACGCAATACATAAAAGAAATAGTTATGTACCAATAGAGGTACATTGGACAGAAGTACCTGGTCGTGATGAAAAATGGAAAGAGGAAACTATTGCAAATACAAGTGAACAACAATTTGCCTCTGAGTTTGAGTGTGAGTTTTTAGGAAGTACAAATACACTTGTCAATGCTTCTAAACTTAGAAATTTATCTTACAAAGAACCATTACAAAAAAGTGCTGGATTATCTGTTTACGAAAAACCAAAAAAAGATCATACTTACTTTATGACTGCTGATGTTGCAAGAGGAACAAACAAAGACGCAAGTGCCTTTATAGTATTTGATGTAACTACAGTACCATATAAAATTGTTGCAGTATTTAAAGATAATGAAATTAAACCTTTACTATTTCCACAAAAAATAAATCAAGTTGCAAGAGCATATAATCATGCATATGTTCTTACAGAAGTTAATGACATAGGTCAACAAGTTGCTGATACATTACACTATGAGCTTGAATATGATAATATTGTTATGTGTTATATGCGTGGACGTGCAGGTCAAATTATGGGCGGTGGATTTTCTGGTACTAAAGGACAGTTAGGAGTTAGAACAACAAAGGCAGTTAAAAAAATAGGTTGTTCTAATATGAAACAAGTTATAGAAAGTGATAAAATAA